TGTGCCTTGAGCACCTGACCCTGCTACCGGTTGGCCATTTGCGTAAGTAAATCCAGCTGCTTGAACATTGCCAACGGCTGTTATTACACCAAGAGAACTTAGATTTCCGCTGTTGATATTTCCTGCTACTACTAATCCTGTGGTATTAAAAACTGCTATATTAGAAACTCCACCAACACCTACTGTGACATTACCACCAGAGCTGACCACAGTGACATTAGATGTACCATTATTGATGTTGGCAACTGAAGTGATAACTCCACTTAGAAACGCACCGTTACCTAAGAAATAATTTCCAGTTATATTACCTACAGCAGATACTGTTCCGGATGTTGAAAAATTATTGGCACTGATATTACCAGTAACATTGATAGATGTAATAATCAATCCACCAGATCCTACATAGATTGAATTAAACCGCAGAGTTGGGCTACCTAGATCATACACATTATCCAAACTGGGGATTACGGTATTTGTTACTTGTATTTTACCAATGCCGTTTGGAGATAAAATCAAGTTGCCGTTGCTATTGATAGTTCGAATAGTATTATTAGCTATGGCCACATTGCTCAGTACTGGGCCTGCAGCAAACACTTGATCAAAGTTTTGATTGGTGTAACTAAAAGCAGTACGTAACGGATCACCTTGTCCGTCGTCGGGCGCTGCGCCAATGTCAATAGTGTATTGTGTCATTTGTAGGGTCTCTGATTGTATTTACCAACTTGAATACAATAATTCTCAACCAACAAAAAAGCACCTTCGGGTGCTTTCCTGAACTTCCCATCCCGGGGTTGTTGCTTACAGGGTATTTAGTAGAGATCTACATTTGAGACCGTGGTACCCATTGTATCTTGCTTTATTGGCTTGCACTCCGCAATGTGGACAAGTTTTCTTAGGTTGTTGAGTATAGTGTGTTCCTGCGGCAAGTTGGGCTGCTACTGTTGCCGATAACCTTGTGCCCATACCGGTCGGTTTAGATTTACCTTTGGTACCTTGTGATATTTTAAGTTTGTTCTCCTCGCTCATTGGGCCCTTGGGCTTTCCTTTTGCTGATAAAGACATTTTTAACTTTGTTTCTTCACTATGAGTTTGTCCAGTTCTTCTTGCGGCTAGCGCAGTCTTCCATTCATCTGTTGGCCTAAACGGATTGGCTGCTTTAGTTTCACGAATTTTAATTTTTTGTTCTTCGCTCATTGGCCTGCCTTTGTTATTAGCCCGTCGGCCAGACATTGTTGCACTATGAACAATAGAGAATTCTTTTTTAAGACTCTCGTATACTCTACTTGTAATAAGTGTTTCATATCGTTGAGTGAATTTACCATTTCGCTTCATTCCATTGAGAGCGTATACCATCTTGGCTTTTGCCTCACCTGTATACATTTTAGTTAGTAACCAATGACAAATAAAATGTTCACGAGCAGTCAGATCAACAAGATTATTTTTGTCATCTGAACCATTTAGACTTTTAGGTATAACATGGTGGCGTTCAGTATAGCCGTCAAGTGTACGTGTGCGAGCACGATCTGTAATAGCAGTATACCAAGTAGTGTATTTGTTCATACATTTATTTATCTCTAACTTTACTTTCACGTAATTTTATAGTCAATAAAAAACGCCCCGAAGGGCGTTTTTGTTGTCCAAATAAATGGATTGTGGATCAGCTGAACGAAAGATTCGAAACGGCTATCTCTCCAACATAGTCGCCCGCATTACCGAAAGATGATGCAGTGTTAGTAAGCTCAATGAAGCCATAGCGAGTCATAAAGCTGACCACTGGTTCAAAGGTAGTTGGATCCAATACAACGCCTGAGCTCATCAAGGGGATGTAAGGGCAGTAGAATGCAGGAGCGTCAGCTTCTGAACTACCTTTGTAGCCAACCAATACAGGTGTAGTGTCGCTAGCATAGCTATCAACAAACACACGCATTGCGCCGTTCAGAGTACCAACAAACTTGGTGTTTGTAGGTGCTTCAAATGTGCCTTCTGTAGTACGTGCAAATGCTGAGGTTGTAGCACTTTGCAGCACTGTGAGAGCAGCAGAGCTAACCACAGCATAGTTACCAGCGCCACGACGTGTGCGTTGGGCGATCAAGTTAGCAACGCGATTGATCAGAACTGCCAAAGCGGCGTGTTCGTCACCAACGAATGTAGCTGTACCAGACACAGTAGCTTGGTTGTATGTGTACTCAGTTGTGGCCAATGAGCGCAGGCTCAGCAAGATTTCCTGGTCAATTTCAGCTGTAATTTCTTGAGCCAAAGCAGCCATGATTTCGGCTTCTACGTCGATACCATGCATTGCTTGTGCGTCTTGAGCAGCTTCAAATGTCCAACGAGCTTGCAACTTACGAGTTTTAGCTTCAACAGCCTGCTTCAAGATTTGCACAGAGATCTGACGACCGCCGGAACCTTCAAGCACTGATGTGTTAGCGCCACTGTAGATATTTTGTGTTGGATCAACAACACCAGCTGTAACGCTTGATGCTGAAGAATATGCTTGAGCGATCAAGAATGGGCTCAATGCTTCCTGGCCAGCAGCAGTACTGGTTTGAGCAGTGCTGTTGTCAGTCATTGTGTTGGCATAACGCACACGCAGGGTGTGGATCTGACCAACAGGTCCAGTCATTGGCTGAACGCCAACCAATTCGTTAGCAATAACGGTTGGCATAACACGACGGATAACTGGCAGAATCACACGGTTAAGTGTAGCAATGTTGCCAGAACCAGTAGAACCACTGCTTGCATTTTCTTTCAAATACTTGCGTGTGTTCTCTAGGATCACGTTCATGCTGGTGCGCTTGTTGCCTTTTAGGCCTTCAAGAAGGGCTTCTTTGGTTTCATCCCAGCGGCCTTCTAATAGTTGTTGTGACATTTAAGTCTCCTTTAAATTAAAGCCCTGCTAGACGCTTGATCTCGATAACATTGCTGTTGTCAGCGTTATCTTCATCTTGACGTGGAGCAGTTTTATTACCAGTTACTTCTGACACATTTTCTGAAATCACCTGGCGGGCTTTCACAGACTTGCCTTCAGCTAATACTGCTGGTAGATACTTTTCAAAAGCGTTTTTCAGACGAGGAGTCTGTACGCTTTCAAGTAAATTACGCATGACTTCACGCTTCTCTTCGTTAAGAGGAGAGAGCAGATCGTCCAATGTGTTTTGACGCACATTAGATTCACGGATCACACGTATTTCACGTTCCTTGGACTCAACCAAGACTTTCGCCTTGTGGCTGAGTTTAATGGCCTCAGACAGTTGATGTTCTCTTTTGGCAATGATGTTTTGCAACTTGCGAACTTCGGCTTTCTCATTGAGATGAGTAGCACCAAATTCCGCAGCATATGCTTCAAAGATACGACGACCAAAGCTGTTCTCGCGAGCAACCTGGATGTCTTCATGTAACTGACTAAGTTCAGCCTTCAAGTGATAGCTAACAGCTCGGCTCATTTTTTCAGCACTTTCTTTTACAAAACGTGCTTTGAGATTTTCTAACTTGCCACGTGCTTCACGCACCAAACGTACTTTAGTTTCCACTACATCACGTTTGTCTTGGGCAAATTCTTGGATCTCGCGAGCCAATGCATGCACCATGAAGTGTTCTAGTTTTTCTAGTCCTTCATTGTGTTGCTTGCGGTCCCGGCGAAGTTCGCTGATTTCTTCAGATAATTTTGTTACCATGAAATTATTAAATTTCACAGCACTTTCTTTCATCTTGGTTTGAAACTTTACGCGATCTTCACGCAGGGCAGTTTTCTCCTGGGCAAACTCAGTAAGTTCACCAGTGAGACTTTCTGTCATCATCTTGTCTAAGGCTTCAACCATCACTGTCTTATCGTGCTCGTAGCGTTGAGCAAACTCTTCACGTAGTTCTACTCTAACCTGCTCACGTGCTTCTGTCAGTTTAGATTCCCAAGCTTCGTTGAGTTCTCGACTGACGTCTTCCGTGATCAGGCCGCTATCTAGCAATGGTTTGATTGCATCTAGCATGCTTTACTCCTTAATTTTGAGATCTTGAATAAGGCGTTTTACTTCCTCACGCAAGTATCTCTGTACCTTGCTGTTCTGTCCTGCGTCCTTGGCAATCTCTAACACTTTATGACCGTACTTCATATTACGAAGTCCTTCATAAATTGCACGAGGATATGCATGCGGGGCACTGGGCTGAGCAACAATATCTACAGTGACTATTTCAAAGTCACTGACATGTCCGTTGCCGTCGTTCACGTTACCGGAACCACGGCTCGAAACTCCGAGTTTTACACCTGAGTCCAACATGGTCTTGACCAGTTGTCCCATTGGTGTAGGTAATATTTTTAACTTACCGTAACCAGCAGGGCCATCCATCCACATTTTTTCAATGCAATGACTGACTCTGTCTAGGTTGATTTTTAAATCTTCAGGGTGATCCACTTCACCCAGCACCGAATACCCTTCGCGCAGTTGTTCATTAATACTGTGAACTGCTCTACCAATTTCATTTACAGGATATACACGTTCGTTGGCGTTTTTTACTCCGCCTTCAATACATATACCTTCCATATACAATGTCTTTCCTGCGCCGTCAGGACCATCTTCAACCAACACGCGAATCTTGGCTTGGTTGAAGTTTAGATGTTCCTGTAAGTATTTCATTGCAGATTACTTGCCACGTGGAAATGGTGTGCGGGTGTTCACACCAGCAGCTTGACCCAAGTGTGGCTTGGTTGCAGGCTTCAAATCTTGCTTGGCTTGAGCAGGTGAGTTACCGACTTTACCAATTAGATCTTTAGTGGCGTTCTTGTAAGCAGCAGTGTCGTGGTGACCACCTTCGTTTTTACCTGCTCGCACAGGATGTGATGCCATACCAGTTGCGCCGCTGTTGAATGCAGTTGTAGACTTGGTGTTAGTTCCTGCTGGTTCAGAAGTTACTGGTTTTGGAGCAGCTTTGAGGTCAACATTTTCATACACGCCTTCGGTTTCAAATTCGTCAGCATCAATTTCAATGTCGCCCATGCCGTCACCCATGTCGTCGCCCATGTCGTCGCCCATGTCGTTGCCCATGTCATTGCCGCCGTCCATCATTTGCTCAAATTCAGCCATGAGGTCGTCTAACTTGTCAGCTAGATCCATTACGTCGCCTTTTGTAGCAGCTTCTTCGCCGCCCATGTCGTGTTCGTCTTCTAGGTCGCTAGTTAGATCATCACCAGCGTCTTCAGCTTCGTCATCAAACTCTGCATCATCTTCACCTTCATGCATGCCAGACTCTTCAGTCTCTACATCGTCGATCATGTCGCCGCTTTGGCTTCCGCCCATCATGTCGTCACCTTCACTCATGTCAGTGTCAACTTCAACTGGCTCTTCACCCATGGCGTTGTCTTCTTCTAATTCTTCATCTTGCATGATGTTTTCATAGATCTGACGACTCTTGGATACTACGATTTGATGAAAAAGTTCTTTGGCTTTTGCGTCTTCATCGTTGATCACATATTCTCC